CGGTTGTAGCCACCAGCACCCGTCAAAGAAGTACCACTGTCACCAGTTGTGGGTGTTGTGGTTATAGTCTCTGTCCCACCCTCAACCTCGAACAGTACATCAAGTCTTTGTCCGTAATAAACACCATCCGGCACAGTAATTGTAAGACTGTAAGTAGAAGCGGTTGTTACCCTGATAACACGGTCAATTACATAATCGTCCGTAGCCCTACCTGTTTTAGCCGTGTAGGTTATTTTACCATCGGCAGTAGTGAACTGTTTCACCCTTTGTATGTTACCAAAATCATCTCTTGCCTGGAAATTTTCAGCAGTCATTTATTTACCTTTCAATATTAAGTTAATTCATCACCATAAACTGTTAGGTCTGCTATATCGGTACGTTCCGTATAGAGCCTGGATTTGTCTGAATATAAGTTACCCAGACATACGTTATTACTTCTTTTTGAATCTATTTCTATTAAATCTTGAACAAATTTAGTTGCTAATTGAGTGTGGATACCCACTGCGTCATCTTCTTGTACTTCAGCTACAGCCAAACAAGATTCAATTATAGCTTCTGTTGACCTTACCCCACCCGGCAGATAATCAGTAGCATTGTCAGGTTTGAGTGGGTCTGTTTTATAAAAGAACTGGATTGGGTAGCTACTATCAGGTTCGGGATAAAACCATATTTCATCCGATGTCCCTATCTCCGTATCGTAACTCGAAGATACAATAGCAAAATAATATGGGGCATAGTTAACCACCCCGGCGGCACGGAAATTCATTATCTGTTCGGGATTAACCTTAGCCATTTCCTTAAAATTTTCATCGTCTTTATAAGTTGGGTTGGTTATAATAGATGAAAAATCTTCCGGTAGTTGGTATTTCCACTTTCCTGAAACAATGTTGATAGTGTATAAAGGCTGAAGAAACGACCATTCGTGGGATTGGCCGGTTTGCATATTTATAGGGTATAGAAACTGTCTCAGTCCCCTCGCACAAATATCCTTACAGGTTGTTAAATTTGTTCCTGTGGGGGCTGTGCCCGTAGGGGTTAAGCCAAGGAAGTTGGAAACAAGGGTGTATAGATCGGCGAATGTTATTTTTAGCTTAGCCATTTATTTACTCTTTCGGATAAATTACCAAATTTCCACCTGATACAACTAAAATGTCCCTATGCCGCTTTACGCCATTCTCATAAATATCAAACACATGCGAGCCTAATTGGCGAAACACTATGTCAAAGTAATACAGTTTGTCGTCAACAAATATCATATCAAAAGGCCCAGTCACTCCCAAATCAGGTGTTCGTATTATCACTGTAACAGAAATTTTTTCCTTTGCCTGGTAGAATAGTCTGTGGTTTCCCAATTCATACATGCCATACTATTAGCCCAACATAGGTTGTCCGGATATGTCATCAACTGTTGCTACATCGTAAGATGTTAGTGCTGAAGTTATGTCTGCTACTGACAAATCATTAAGGGTGGCTATTGCTGCCTGCACATCATCAACATTATAGTTTCCAACAGAAAACTTCTTAACAACAGAACCTTTCTTTGTAACACTGCCAACCAGTATAGTCCACTCACCGACTACATCAGGGATAAACGAGCCATAATATCTACCTGTACTACCAAGTTCTGTTAGTATAACATTAGGGAAATTCACACCATCAAGTGTATGTGTTTCGTCATATATAACCATTGTGACATCAGTCAACCCTGATGTTGCCTTAGTAGCCTGATAAACTATTTCAATAGCATTTCCAACTTTATAAATCATAATATTCTCCTATGTTGTGCCCCAAATCACATATTCAAATTTTGGAGTTTGCCCACTTTCACCCTGCACATAAACTGTTCCGGCAGGATAGGTGATTACAACAGGAAGGCCAGCAGCCTTGGCGGTCATATCAGCATCAAAAGCAGCAACAAAGTCACAGTCTATATCAACGTCATAATCCACAGCATAGAGGATTATACCTGTCACTGTACTCACGTCACCCAAATCCAGTGCTTCTTCTGTATCAGCAGTTGCTATTGTTCGATACATATAAGCACCGGCAGTAGGTGTGGTTTCGTCCGTTCCTTTCTTGGAGAACTTAATTTCTTCACCAAGTCCGGTTAACTCTGCCATTAACCTCAAATCAAATTCAGCAGCCATATTACCCTTTCATAAGTAGATTGGCCCGGCCTCTTGCCAGGCCAACCCACCTTACAGGAGACAAGAGCTTATGCCTCACTCTTATACTTTCAACAATTCATAGATTTGCCCGACAATTATTGGTGCAAAACCCTTACCAACACTATCCTTGATAAGTTTAATCTCATCTTCGTTCAAATCTACTTCGTCAGCATTAAAAACCTTTTTGGCAAGCTCATACTTCTTGACCTTATCAACTCCAGTCTCTTTATCAACTGGACTTAACACGGCGTTGACAATAGCTAATTTAACTGTAGCATCGATAGCAACCTTAACTAATTTACCATCTTTATCTATTTCTTCCTTTATATCCTTCATTGGTTGGCCATCAATTGTTTTTAATACTTGATTCACTTTTACTTTCATTTCTTATCTCCTTTAATGATTAAAATAAAAGTTAGGGGCCACAATGACCCCTAACCTAAAACACCATTACACACCTGTATCTGCAAGTGCACAAAGATAATAAGTACCAGCACCAGTACCAGTTTCTATAACAATTGGAATCATTATATCCCCAGCAGCCGGAGCGGGAGCGTCACTTGTAGAAACAACACCACCAATAGCCGAAAGTTCGTATGCGGAAATCAAAGCATCGCAAGGGTCATAAGAATCATCATCAACAATTCTAAATATTGATAAATTTCCATCGGCAGCAGCATCATCTACAAACTGAAAACGCAAAGTTAAAACTGAAACCTTAGCTACACTACTCATGGTTGCCCCATCAACATAGAGGCCGAACTCTCCAACAGTTATAATATTGGCAGGAGTTCCACCAGTAATATTGGCCCAACAACCAAATGGATTCCAGTGACTACTCGGTGTGGCAGTCAAATCACCCTGAACATAAAGGGCTGAACCATATCCATTACTGGCTGCACCAGCAGATGAAGTTGCCTGAACAGATAGTGCACCACAATTACCAGTGGCAGATGCAAATTCCACTTTAATCTGATTAAGAAACAAAGTATTACCTGTATCCTGGTCATCAACTAACAGATTTGTTGCATCACCCTTTTGATAAATAAACAAATTGGGGTCGAGCTTGGCTAATACCAAAGCTGCGGCAGAAGCGGGGGCAGTGTCCGTTTCCCAAGCAACAGCTACCGGACGGCCAGCAGTTTCATAGGGGCCAGTTAAATGTTGTTCTGCGGTATGAACACATAGTATGGTTCTACCAACAGTACAACTCTGGTCGGTTCTAACGGGAACGATTGCTCCATTTGGAATATAAATCTCAATTAGTTGACCACCAAGCTGACCTACTTTACTCGAACCGGCAACAACTCCTGCAAACGCATGGATATTATCAGCATCGGGGTCTTCTACATAAATAAATTTACCTTCATTATGCTCACCCTCAGCCGTAGTGCCTTGTTCGGTTGCCGCCGCCCCATCTGTAGCGGGGCCATATCCTGTCCAGTTATCAGTAGTATCAAAAGCATAACAGACAGGCATACCTTCATAAATTGTACTGGAAGTCTCAGTATAATATACGGAGATTCGCTTTGCTTTTGGGTCTAATGCCCATGTTATTTCAGCCATTATATTTCTCCTTTAATTTTTAGTTTGATTGCAGTTAATTAATTTGACGGATGGTTCGAGATCAAAAATCCCGCCTTCTTCGGAACGTCACACCAGGTCTGATAACCGCAATCAATAAATCTTTGACCAACAAGATGTCTGTCTGAATTATCGTTGTCTGTCAGTGTCATGTTCCAGCCTTTAAGATAAGTCGGATAGAGGACATTCATATTGACACCGAATATCGGGTCTGTACCATAGAGCGAAACATTCGCAGTGTCCAAAATATCTGTCCACACCAACTTAATACTTCCAGGAAGATTCTGTGAACTAACCGGAAAATATCCTGAACCACCGGGATTCGGGCCGACATTACTGTTTAACCTCATATACAGAACGTTCAGAGTGTCCAGCATGTTCTGGGTTGTGAAACAGGCGTACTTATTCACCCTTGACAACACGGGGTCGGGAACATCAACTGGAGGTTTGAAGGCCAGTGTTCGCAAACCGCGCGTCAGTAACTTCATCAAAGTTTCATCTATATTGCCCTGATGGTCAATGTAGTAACTTGCCATTTCGGGGTTCAGAGATGCTGTACTATTCAACCCACCCTTGTTAAATGCAGTACCAGGGGTGGAACCATCGTTATAACGAGGCTTATATCCCGTATATCCGCCTGTGGATAACTGTGTTCCAAGGCACAACCAAGAGGGAATACCAAGCATACTATCGTTGTCATTGGCACTGGTCGGGCCGGACCATATTGCTGCCCTGATAGAGTCAACAAGCTCTGCTCTGGCTTTGCGGTATTGGAGTTTTACAACATCAAAAATCCTCTCCGCACCACTATTTGCAGATACTTCCATCTTGTTAAAAGCCATCGCACCAACATAGTGCTTAAACGGCGAGACACTGTATTCTTTGGTAATATTCTTTACTGCAATCACATCCTTGGCCCAGGGATTTTTCGCACCAGCATTACCAACAGTACCAGTTGTAATAAAACCCTTCAGCACATCACCAGTAACCTGCATAATTTTTGGATGCAGCCATATTGACATATCATCATAAGTCTCATACGCATAATTAAGCGGAGGCTCTTTGATCATAAACTTTTCTAACGTACCATGAATTACATCAAGGTTGGATTCAAACGTGGGTTCAGAAGCCATTTTGAGTCCCTTTCAATTTTATTCCCTTTGTTTTTAGTTCATTCCCTTAACAATAAGACCCTACACATCTACACCTGCGGCTCTTTGAAGCTGCCTGATTTCATCTTCCATTTCTTCCCTCGAACTCGCATAAGTCTTTCGCGTGACTTTCGAGGTCCGGGGACCGGATAGATTACCTTCGTGGTCTTTCAGGTCTTTAATTAAATTCCGTTCTAATTCTTTGGTAAGGTGTTTGCCCTTATAGGTAGCAATGGCATTATCCATAGCATCTTCTATGCTTTGCCCCCTACCTATAAACGCATCAGCATAATCAACGACTTCCATACGAGCTTTTACGGCGGGATGTGTTGGGATAAACTGTCCCTTCAATGCGCCGCTTTCAAACTTAGGAAGTTCTTCCATCTTACCTAAAGCCGGAAATTCTTTTGACAGTCCGTCTATCTTTTCCATAGCGAAGTCGAAGTTCCGGTATGCTTTTTCACTTTCACGTTCTGATTTCAGTTGTTTGATTTCTTCTAAAGAGGTTCCATATTTTTCAGCCAGTTGTTTTTCTATTCTCTCAGCAACTTCCTGTTCTATTTTTTCTTGCTCTGTCTTGGTTGTTTCGTCCGAGGGTGTTTCTTTGGTGTTTTCTTTAGTGTCCCCCTCTTTAGGCTCCTTTAGTCTTGCGGCAGCATCTTTCAAAGAGGGTATGAGTTCCACCAATTGCTCATCAGTGTGCCTATTTCCAAGTTTAACAATCTCCTCGGCGGTCATCCCGACGGCCTCGGCAGCGTCACTAAACTCTCTTGGGATACCAGTATCAGCAAGTTCTGCCAGAACACCGCCATCGCCACCTTCAATACCATCATCGGTTTCAGACGTATCAGGTTCAGTTTTGATTTCGGTTTCGGCCTGTTGCTTTTGGGTATCTTTAATGTAGTCTATGATGTCACCCTTAGCCTCGGCTTGGGTCTCGGTTTTGGTTTCGGTTTCAGTTGTTTCCTGGGTTTCAGTTTGGGTTATACCGAGGTCTGTGACCTCTGTAGTTTCTGATTTTACGATGTCGTCTGGCATACTATTTAGTCTCCTTGTTCTTGTCTGTTTTTACAAAATATGGTGAATCAAAATTGCAAACCATCCATTGAAAACCTTCTGGCAAAGGATGTTCTTTTGCTGTTTCTTTCCACCATTCCTGCATTTGGGCTTCACACCATATTTCTCTTTGGGAAACCATTTCAGATTTATAATTTGTTTTGGATTGATGGTGCATTTGCAAAAGTTTAGGCCCAAGACCATTATATCGGTTCAGTAATTTTTTTAATAACCTTATCACTATTTGGTCTCCTTGTTTTTATTTGGCTTCGCTGTGTTCTTTAGAAATTTAGCGTATTCCTTTGCAGCAGATGTGTCAGGTGTACCCTTGGCCTCCAAGCTACAGTTCTGAGTTTTCCCAAGTTCTTCCCGTACTATTTCCCTTACCTTATCAACAGTTAACTCATTACCCATGTGAAACTCAGGATGACTTTTAGCCATCGCATCTTTACGGGTTTTTGCTGTCGGATGTGCAACTTCACAACTTGGGCATTTGCCAGCTTTGTTCAATACCCCAGGTTGAAAAGTTGCTTCACAAATACAACATTTTTGTTCGATAGCGGCCATAACATGTCTCCTTTAATATTCGATATAGTTTCCAAATTCTTTAAGGTATTTCAATTTATCTCGTCTGTGCTTTATTACAGGTAACATAGCCCCATTAACTTCCTTAAAGTCACGACCAGGATGTTTTCTTCTTGCTTCTCCCATTTGGTTCGGGAGGTACGATGCCGCATACAGCCGTGTCCCAGTGTTTCCTTCAAACTGATATTCTCTCATTTGTGAATCAACACCACCACCAGAATGTTCAGCAATCAAATCCCGCGTAGCCCCTTTGCCACAAGTACATTTTTGGGGTTCCATACAGTCTTTCATTGAAAGAGTTTTTTCAAATGAGTTACCACACCCACAACTATAGCAATAGATTGGCATTTAGGCTCCACCCCCTAAACTCGGATTAGTTCTATCAGCACCCGTACCGTTTCGTTGGTCGTATCCCTGAGAGTTTGCTGCACGGGAAACTCCCATACTCCCCGCCGAGTCATTCATCTGGCCCGCGTTCTTCTTGTTCTTTGTTTTCAACAGATAATCAGTATTCAACCCTTCTTGTGGAACAATACTTTTATACCACATCGGGAAATTATCAAACCCACCATAATCCGCAAGCAGTTTATCAACCATCGACAGGTCAATGTCACTTCCCTGTGCTCTGCGTAGTTGTAATGTTGGTAAAATCCAACCTGACATAAACTGGAATAATCTTTGGTATTCCTGTTCCGGCGTTTTCCTTTGGGTGCTGTACGGAACAACTTTAAGAATTAGGTTTTGAAAATCAGCCACTTTATCCGGCTTGGAATAATATACTGGGTATTCAATATCGTTGATGCCGGGAACTTTAACGGTTTCCAATACCCCGACATAAGTGGTGGGTTCTTCCATAACAGCCCATACCCATTTACGAAGAATAGATGACATCCATTCATGGAATTGAGTATAATAACCATTAACCATTTTAGTGGCATTTGCGAACACCATCTGGTCCTGGCCTAACGTATCCGAGGTCGGGCCTTTGCCTGACATTATATCACTTGTGGTCGCACCGGACTTCTGGAACTGATCCTCACACCACTGCATATACGCATAGTTATCAGGG